CGCCGCCTGCAACGTTACGCGGTTGCCAGAGTTTGAGTTGTTTGTCCTTTCAATGCTGATAGCATACTTAGCCAGCCCATAAGCAGGAGTTAATTTATACGTGCGATGATAGGTTTTTGTTGTCTGATTGAATGGGTTGTCAATACTGTCTGCGAGCTGCTCCTCGGTTCCGGGAATTGCGTCTCCATTATCATCAACCGCCCATACCTTGATCAGATAATCCGCCGTGCCACTGGTTGGCCCAAGCTCAGACTGAACATGAACCCATACCTGCGTCGATTCCACGGCTCCAACATATGGGCCAACAACGAGCGCCTCATTATCCACAATCTGGAAATAAGTATTGTTGATGGTTGCGCCGCTCAGGTTGCCAATATTTGCGCCAGTCAGGTTATTGAAGGTGAAATTATAAAAATACTGAATATCAGGAATGACGCCTGTCTCAGTTTCCTCAGCTGAAATGATGTTGCCGCTGAGTTCGATATTTTTTGTTACAGGGCCAGATGTTGTATTGTAAGTAATATTTATTGTTAATGTTACTGAGTGTGGCAAAGATAGCCCCATAAAGTAATCAAAATCAGTATTTTTTGGTATGACCATTAACAGCTGACCGCCAGCATAATCACCGCTGGTAACAGATGTTGTTGTTGCAGACTCAACAGGAGTTGTATCCGATTCGTTTAGCCCTGGAACCTCCTGACCATCAAGCCCGTCGAACTGATAAGGCTCAATGATTTGTCCAATCACATCACCTGGATTGTAGATGACATGAGTGGCGCCTGGCAGAGAGCCAAGGTTAGTTTCCGCATAGCGAACCGATGAAATGGTATATTTCCCAAGGCCAAAATTCATGAACTCGGTGACGTACTTCAGATCGTCAATGTATTCAAAAAGCGATTCCTGAATCAGGTCTGGAAATGCCCTTACCTGACCGAAGTTGTCAGGTCTTGCCTCTCCGTTTCGCGCAATATTGGTTTGCGATTTCAGGATGTTATTGGGTGATTCAACAGTCGTGCCGGTGCTGGTTGATGGCGTTGATGCTTTTGGCAGCAGAAAAGAAAGAACCTTAGTTACAGGCTTGAGTATCGTGCTGATAAGGTCGCCAATGGCGCCGCGAGGCTGACAGTAAATGTTAACAATATCGTTTTGCTTTAACGATATCGACAATTCATCATCAGGGCCAAAAATGCGGCCATTCAGTGCAATCCTGATATCAGATGGAAGGCCGGAATTCTCCAGCCATCTCCACAGATTAGTGCCAGCAGGGACATTACCCGTCTCTTTTGGAACACCTGGCATCTTCTGAATGTGAATAACCGGCATAAGTCAGGAACCTTAATTTTGTTGATAATTTTTCGAGTGTTTTAAGGCGGTCTGTCTTGACTGCCGTTTTCTCTCGCGCATGCAGTATTTTATCACGCCCCCACCATAGCGCGACATGTACCGGATGACTCCCTCTATAGGCAACCACCACATCGCCAGCTTTTGGCTGTTCGGTATCTTTCCAGAATGAAACTTCTCCATTGAAACAAGTGACAAAATCTCCGCCACTTGAATATGAATTATCATGATGGACATTAACATTCATGCAAAGGCGATAGAACAGCACCACCAAACCCCAGCAGTCCACTGCATCAACGTGACAACATCTGTCGACGTATGGCTTTCCAAGCATCATCCTTTCAAAATCGTCAAACGGTACGCAGTCCGGGAAATTCTGTGATGTCATAAAGTTTTGCCACGTTGCCATTAATTGGGTTTTTTATGGAGATGGAGACAGTTACATCAGACTGATCAAGCGTCACATCGTTCACATAAAGCGTATATGGTTTTAATGGTGTGTCTTTGTCGGTCTCGTCAAAACGCTGGTATAACGCAGTGATAGGCTCAATGCGTCCAGAACCTGACCATAACTTTAAATATTGCTTAAAGTCATTAGCCAGTCGCGCAAACTTCAGCGTGGCATTGATTACCGGTGTGTTCGATTGCTGGCTTCTGGTTACATCCATGCGCACTGGCTGGTAAGTATGACCGCCAAGTACAATATCAGAAAACTCATTGCCAACTAGCCGGACATAACCAAATGAAGAATGATAAAAGGTTATGGTGTCATACAGTTTCCAGTTTGGTCTTTTCGACTGGTATTCACGCAATGTTGGCATTATGGATACTCCGGCCAGTCTCTGTTAACAATTTCATCGAGCCACAATCTTTGGCTTGGTGGATATTCAACGATAATATCATCAGAGCCATCATCACTATTATTTAACGTTTTTGCTATCACGTTTCCTGTCCATGTTACGACGCCACCATTGATGCTGGTTTGAACGGGATAGTCAGTAAAATGCAATGTCTGGTTTTGTCTTCCACTACCCCCAAGATCAACATCCATTGTAAACCATTCGTGGCATTTATTGAGATACTTGGGACTCCTTAACCACTGCATGAAAGCCCGGTCTTGCTCCAGAGTAAAAACCCACGTCAAACTCCATGTTACTGCAACATCGGTAGTTAACTTTTGAAATATTGGCGCCCCAACCGCAGGCTGATCGCTGCGGAATGGGGTTTGAGTCGTCATGTTCTTGCTGGCCCGCTGCGCCAGCGGAAGCCATGATGGGTAAGCTATAGCCATTATTCTGTTGCCCTTCTGGTTGCAGTGGTGTGGTTGGAGATCGCTTGTGCTATCGGGCCTCCCTCGCTAATATCTGCCACAATCGTCTCAATTGTAACAGAGCCGTCACCATTATCTCTTGCTGTTGATGAGGCTGTTGCTCCGCTGCTGTTATTGGTGACATTATTATAAATAATGATACCACTGCCACCGCCGCTAAGGTCTTTGTTGCTGATAACCTTTCCGTTGTCGCCAGGTATCATGTACTGATTGCCATTGCTGGCCTGGAAGATTTCAGGCAGGTTGTTCTCGCCAACCTGATACATAGAGCCAGCCTGTGCAGGGCCACCATTTTTCAATGCTCCAGCAACAGACATGGCTTTAGCCACACCAACGGTGGAAACAATGCCAGCCTGTGCAGGGATTGCGTTAGCGCCAGCCGTGGCAAGCGAGGTCATTGCCGCTGCCGGCGCCATAGCCGCTGCTATTCCTGCCGCCTGAGCGGCGGTTGCGGCAGATGCTGCTGCCATTCCTGCCTGTCCCATTATTACTGATTTAAGCCACTCCACACCCATCTGAACGAAAGAGTTAATAACCGCATTTAACACATTACTCCCTATTGACTGTAGCGCCTCGCTAACAGACATTGAGCCAGTCAGAACACCGGTCAAGGCATTGCTTGCTGTTTGCCCAAAAGCATCAAATGCAGCAGCTGCTGCTTGCGTAGCCGCATTCTGCTGGCTCCACTCCTGCCACATGGCATCAAGGCGCTGCTGTCGATATTGCTCCTCAATAGCTGCTCTAGCCTGCTCAACCTCCGCTATCTTTTGCGGGTAAGCTACTGCGTAAGCATTGAGCGCTGCTAAATCCTTCTGATAATTTGTTTCAACGGCAAACATTGGGGATGTCTGCGATTTTAATGCAGCGAACCCCTTGACAGCCTCGACTCTTTTTTTCTCTGCCTCTGCCTGAGCTTTGATCGCGTTGGCATTATCCCATGCCTTAGCCGCATATTGCCCGGCAAGATTAATCTGCTCCTGAGTGGCCCCCTTGCCAAGGGATTGCTGAGCAGCCAGTATTGACTGTTCGCGGCTAAGCTCTCTTGTACTTTCAGCGGTAAGCAGTGACTCCTGGCGAAGCTGCTCAAGTTTATTGGCGATATTCTCCTGCTCTGTGGCTGCCTTGTTGGCCGCTGACTGAGAATCATTTTGCGCTTTTTCTCTTGCTTTCTCAGCCTCATTTAAATCATATATCTGCCCTGCAAGCTCACCAGCTCTGGCTATCTGATTGGGGTTATCAGTTACCTTGGCTGCCTCCATTCTCGCCTTTGTTACTGCCCTTTGTCTTTCATCCTGTATTTTTAAAAGTTGGTTTTGCTCCTCAAGATTGAGGATTATCTTGTCAGCTTCTTCTGTTGGGGGCGACACTTGCAAGGATTTTGGGTTGAAGTTTTGGCCTGCCTGATTTGCTCGGTTTATCTCATCGGCAGTCAGGCCAAATGCTCTTGCTACAGCGCCCTGCACTCTCTCAAGGGTCGAACCTTTCTCAATCAGACCATCATGCACACCCATGGACGTGAGCATGTTGTTTGTAAGGGTCCTGCTTGCTTCGGCTGCCGTTTCCTGAGTTCTTGCTAGTTTTTCCTGAGCGTCAGCTAAATCTCTTGATTTTTTATTTAATTCATTGAGTACCCTTTCCTGTTCAGAAGCAAATTGCGACCCTTGACCAAGTGATTCAGCCACCTCTTGCGCGGCAGGAGTGAAGCTAAGATACCTCTCACGAAGTGCATCAACTTCACTTTGCAGATTTCTCACAGCATCCTTTTGAGCCGAAATTGAAATATTGGCGTCAGCTATCACCCCCCTGAGTTGGGTATTATTCATCGCCTTCATTGAGTCGTTTACTTTGTCCAGACTATCGGCAAAGCGGATTGCTTCTTCTCTGGCTTGCTGTGCTTTCTGCCAAAAGTAAAATATTGCCCCCGCTGCTAACATCGCCGCGCCTGCTGGCCCGCCTATCAATGCAAGCGCACCTCTGGCAAGGCCAATTCCTACCGATGCAGCGCTTGCCGCGGATGCTGCTCTCGCTGATGCCGTAGCCTGTGCGTTTTCAGCCTGAGCAAGGGATAGTGACGCTGCACTAGCTCTTGATTTTGCTGCAACCAGAGCATCAAGCGCCAGCATCTCTGCGGCGCTGCCTTTGGCGGCCTCATATTCAGCCTTGGCCACCGACAAAGATGTTAGCGCCGCCTCTTTATCAGCGAAAGCTTTTCTCTGGGTGGCATTGGCGGCAAAGAGTGCAGATTGTGCCTGCTGATTCTCAGCTATTAATTGCTGTCTTGATGCCGCTATATCTGATATTTTCGCGGCAGTGGACATTGCCAGCGCGCCAACATAACGGCTCCCCATTACGCCAGCCACAATGGTTAACGCTGTACCGAGAGCCTGAATATTTTCACTGGCCAGTATCACTGAATCGCTAAATATTTTTACGCCTGTTTTTACGGTTGCGTTTTCCCCAAAGAATCTTGCAACGTTATTTCCGGCTATCTCCAGAGACTGGCTGATGGTAGAAGTTGTTTTGGCGAACTCTCTCCCAATACTATCTCCCTGCGACAGGAGGCCATTGACTATGACATCCGTTGTCAATTTGCCTTGGGCGGCCATATTTCTAAGCTCACCGATGCCAACACCCAGAGAGTCGGCAAGAGCTATCATGAGCCGGTTGCCCTGCTCGTTTACTGAGTTGAACTCATCTCCTCGAAGGGCGCCAGATGCCATGCCTTGTGCAAGCTGGATAATTGCGTTACTCGCCTCCTCAGCTGACGCTCCTGATACAACAAAACCCTGATTGATTATTGTTGTCAGCCTTGTCAGGTCTTCCACGCTTACACCATAGCTTCTGGTAGACCTCTCAAGTCTGGCGTACAAGGTGGCCGTTGCGTCAAGTCCTGAGCGTGTTTTCTGCGCGATATCAAAAACACGATCAGTTACATCGGCAAGGGTTTCAAACGGCGGAACCGAATCTCTCACGGCGTTAGAGAGTTTGTTACTCATATCCTGCCACGCCTGAGCGTAGGCGCCAACCTGTTGCACGGAAAGTGCTGCAAGCAAGCCTTTTGCGACACCAGTGAGGCTCGACATGGTTCCTTCCATTGAGCTTATAGAGCGCTCCGTCCTGTTTACACTGGCCTCGAGCCGTCCCATGTTCCCACTGAGGTCATTTAGCATCGACTCTATTTCACGACTTCCAGCTGCTAACTGAGATGTGTCAATGCCAACCTCATAGACAATGCCGCCAACTTCTTCTGCCATTATTTTGCTCCTTTGCTTTTAGCGGCCTTTCTGGCGGCTTTCTCTTTCAGTTTCTGTTTATTCAGTTTGGCCCGCTCATAGGAAGCATCATACTGCTCGCGCGTCATGCCTTCCGGTTCCGGGTATTTTGATTTTATCATCTGCTGATACTCGGTCATGGTCAGGTCTTCGGCTTCCTCGCGGGTGATTCCGAAATGGGTGCGAGCTGAGATGATGTAATCCGACATTCTCAACTCACTGGTTGTGCGCTTTTGGTTTTCCGAGCGCTGAGGAACCTTGAGCGGAGACTTTCCGATGACGCCATGTTCCATCAGGTTGCGAGCAATAATAATAATGTCATTTACTGGCATTCGTCCGGTGACGTACTTAACACCGCGCGGAGTCGGCTTCCATGATCCAATGAGCACCGAGATATCATCATCGCAACAGGACTGCATGATGAGGCAGGCAGCGCTGAGCACTTTCTTGCCATAGGCAGGACGTGACAGGATTTTTGCCACCTGAATCTGCGCGCCATATGGCATTGATTGAATGGTGCCGAGTATGGCCGCGTATTCATAGCCATTAAGCGTAGCGTACATCTCGACAATCTCTTTCGGTGAGCCAAGCTCATTCATCGCCGCAAATGATGGTTTGAAGAAAAAATACTTGTCAGCCAGGGAGATGCGCATCTCTCCGATTTCTGTTAGCGGTGTGCGTTGTCTCATGTCTAAATCCTGTTTTCATAATGACGTAATTATACCATTGACAGGAGACGCAAGACTGACGTAGATTGAAAGCATAAGGTGATTGAGGGTTTGACATATGAACGAGACTGATGCTGATTTGAGATTTTACATTGACCTGTACGTTGATTGCGGGTTTACCTATGATGAGGCCGAGTTGATGGCGAAAAAATTACTTGCAATGGTAGGGGTGACATTCGATGAAAATAACTGATTGGTCAGATATTTTTTATTATTGTGATGGGGCTATTTACTGGAAGATAAGAACCTCAAACAGAGTGAAAATCGGAAGCGAGGTGAAGGCGGTGGGAGGCAATGGATATAAGATTGTTGGAATCTATGGCGTCAAGTATCTTGTTCATCGCATCATCTGGGAAATGCATAATGGGAAAATTCCTGACGGAATGCAGATTGATCATATAGACCACAATAAAACAAACAATAAGATAGATAACCTCAGGCTTGTCACTCCAAAAGAGAATAATCACAACATGAAGTTCAGGGTGACAAACAAATCAGGTGTTACTGGTGTTTCATGGGGTAAACAACATAAAAAATGGGCCTCAAACATAAAAGTTGATGGCGTAAAGATTCATCTTGGATTGTTTTCTGACTTAAATATGGCCGCTGAAGCAAGGAGAAAGGCGGAGGTTAAGTATGATTTTCATGAGAACCATGGTAAATGATGATGGATAACGAAAATCGCTATGCCTGCGAGCAATACCTTGATGCACTGGTGACGCTGGAACTATATGCAAAGTTCGCCATGCTCGAGCGCCGACCGGTAAATGGCAGCATTAAGGCGTGCTGGCAGGCTATCAGGCCGCGAGTGACCAATTACCTCAACCGGAAGATTTTCGACGGCGTGAGTCGCCAGGCAATGCCACGCGGTGCGCTATGCATGTTGCGCCGTCAGCTTGATGAGTGTGTATGATGTTGCGGGAGAAAACCAATGGTGGTTGACCAAACAGATGCTGATGTCATATCCGCCTATGCCGGACAGTGCATTGACATTAATTACGCGATTGCCATTCACTTAAAGCGATCTGAGTTTATGGCTAATCTGATTTTGTGGGCGATTAAAAATAAGACGAGGAAGGCGTGATAATGAGAGCCATTCATAAAATAAAAAAAGAAAGCCATGTGAACGAAATGATTGAATATTACGGCTGGATTTATGTCCATAAATTTAAATCTTCGCATGGTAACATGCGGAGGATAGCAAGAAGAATGGAGCGAGATGGCAAATTAAAGATGATATCTCAAGATAAGTTGTTTTTTAGATATGTCAGAACAGAATAAACCCCCTTTCGGGGGTTTTTTTTATTGCGTAACGGTAACAATACACTTGGTGGAGTCAACGTAATCAGGACTGGTTGCCGAATCCATCACGCGGCAGAAGTACGTACCAGCATCACCTGCGGCAGCAGTGGTCTTGGTGAACGTGTTGGTAGTAGCACTGCTGATCGGCGAAGTGCCTTTATACCATTGGTAGGTATAAGGCTCGACACCGCCAGCCGCAACTACCGGACCGAGCGTCAGAGTGTCGCCAGTAGCAACGGTTTTGGCTGCACTGATATCAGTAGTCAGCGTCAAATCTTCGATGCTGGACACGTCAACAGTAGAGCCATCATAAGGCTTGAATTCAACCGAACCAGTGATGATATCGTTAGTGCCACCATCGTAGCTCAGTGCGGTAATGTTGCAGTAAGCAACGACAACGGTATTACCGGTGGTTTGACGCACCCACAGTGACGGCTGGCGACGCGCTTTTACTTCGGTGACAAAGTATTTGATGAGGTTGTGCACGCCATACTCATCAGCCTTGTCAGCCTTACGAACTTCAAAATCACCGGAAATGGTGAGGTCTGCGGTAGTGACCAGCGTCGCGACAAAGCCATCGCCATCATCAGCCTCTGAGGTGGTGGTGCTTGGGCTGAAGTCGACGCCTTTTGAGGTCATGGGAGCAAAAAACTTCCAATCTTCCTCTACTGGCACAGCATCCCAGCAGCCATCAGCCAGCTCAATGAGCGACTTGCGACCTGTGATGATGCCGTTATCATTTGCACAAATAGCCATGTTTAGAATCCTCTGTATTTAGCTAAACAATCGCATTATATCATGTTGACAGCTTTTGATTGGTGGTGTAGATTTAACTTGCTGGTCGCAGAATGCAGGAAGATTGACAGGTGGCATTCGGATTTACTGTTAATTTGAGACGCCAGCAACTATCAGGTAAGAGCGCTGTTAAGTAGCTTCAGGGGACATCCCCGCACAGGTGACGACTTATGCGCAAAAGTAGATGTGGTAAGGCTTAAAGCGCTCTTTCCGATAGTTTTCGTGGCGACTTTGCGGGTTTTTAGAAACTGACCACAAAGATAAATGCAAACGAAGAAATGTATCTGGCAGTAGCCTAACTGCTAAACACCAGCAAGGTATTCCGACTCCTTGTCAATGAATTCGGCGCACTGGCCCGGTGTGATTAATAATGGGCACACAACAGGTAAGAGCATTGGGTTAGCGCAGCAGAGCAACCGTTAAAGTAGAGTCATAATCGAAAAGACGATTCTGTTTGGTCGATGCAATGAGTGCTCTTTCCGTTGTGGTGAATGCGCAGGCTGATGCGATGGTTTAGGGTGGGCGGTTTCCCATGCCTTTCCGGACTCGAGCGGAAAAACCGATTCACTAAGGGTAGGCAACGCCGGAGAACAGCACCGGCCACCACAACAAGACCAGACGATATATGAGTGTCTTAAAAAACAGATGGGAGCCGGTGGAATCCCGGCACACAACAGGTAAATCAATTTACCACCTTTGAGTTGTACGATTCATGTGGTTAAGTGAGTTGGTTTATCGTTGTGGTGAAGCTCAACGGCGAGCTAGGGAATAGTTTTGCGGTGAAGATTCCGGATAAGTAACCGCAGGATGCGCGTAACCCAATCAGCAGCGCACTGATGGAAGGTGGTTCGACTCCACTCACCACAACACAACGCACCATTAGCTCATCAGGATAGAGCAATTGCCTTCTAAGCAATCGGTAACTGGTTCGAATCCAGTATGGTGCACCAAATTCCCGTTTAGCTTAACTGGTTAAAGCACCCGACTCATAATCGGATGATTACAGGTTCGAATCCTGTCGCGGGAACCATCACTCACCAAAAACAACCCTCAGCAACAATTCATAAACAGGCCTTTTCTCTGTCGTAAGCGTAGGGCGGCCAAGCGGCGCCTGCAACTGAATCATTCCAATACAACTATCAACTGGATGCTCTTTGATGTATGCGATGACATCAAGCGCTTTTGCCTTTGTTTCTTCGATGTTGTACTGGCCCTGCTGGCCGACAACATAGAGCGAAAAATAATAATCATTGCTGAGGTCTTTGCTTACGTTCGTACCACCATTGGATTGCAGCACCATAAACCGGTCTGTGCCAACTTCGGTATCGTTCCAGAACTCAAGCTGAGAAGTCCACCCATCATAAAGACCGGCATCGCTAAGGTACTGGTTAACAAGCTCAAGCATATCTCTCATTTTAGCGTCATCTCTTTTTTGATTACCTGATCGACAAGCTCGCGTGTGTTTTCGCCAGCCTTGAGAAGGAATTTAGGCTCGCCGCTCTTATCCCATACATTTCCCTTTCCTTTAAGTCTCCCTGTGCGCGGAGTATTCGTGCCAAGCAATTTACCTGGTGCATTATGGACATACAGGGCGTAATTAGCGGAATACCCAATCTTGCCAGTTATGCGAGTGCCATTAACCTCAACAGTATCATACTGGCTGTTTATCAGAGCTGACGTGGCCACTGGCGTCATGGAGGCCGATTCAGTCCTGATGATATAGTTGGCGGCTTTTATTGCTGATACCGCCTTCTCACCAGTAATCTCGCCTACAATCTGCTGAGTGCGCTTGATCGCCTGCTGGATACCTCGCATTTTGGCGGCCATACATTACCCCGTTACCAGCGCAAAATCAGGTAGGTCATTGCGGTCTAGCGTATTGCCGTAATTCACGATGCTTCTAATCTGGTCAGCTCCGGCGGCCAGCGGGTCAGCACTGGTAATGGTGCCAAGCATGATGAAGTCGCCAACAGACGCATCCTGGTATTCCGTCCAGAATGTGTTTTTCTGTGCAATCTCATTGCCAGCTGTGCCGGTGGTTAGGTTCTTATCGAAGCCATAATCACACATGATGGACTCTGGCGCGGCGAATGTTGGCTTGCCATACTTATCCTTGCCAGTAAGCCGCCAGATTGTGCATGGCTGCGTATAGCACCATCTCGCTATCGCTGACATGGTGCGGCCTCAAGAGTATAAATCCAGCGCGGAACAGGAAGGCGCAGCAATACCAGAATAACCAGCAACGGCATGCACCATTTACGGATTGCGATATTTACAGTTAATATTGACGTTTTCATCTACAGTTACTCCCGGTAACAACCCGAAACCACGGCTTTGCTGCCCCATCAGGCTCTTCTACAAGGTCGCCTGTGCAGTCTGCCGTATCGAGTAGCTTCATCTGATTGTAAAGGGCCATCCACGGCTTACTGCCATAGCCAAATGACTGCGACGCACCAGATGGCGCCCGGTGGCTGGTTATGTATCTTCCGGCTGTATTTGAGGCGATAAGGATTGAGGCCCATAGCAGAATTGCATCCTGCCTACATGTGTCTTCAGGGTAATTAAGCTCAAGACACTCTGTGATGCTCGCCACCAGACACAGGATTCCCGTTGCGTCTGCTGTGGTGATAGTCACGCCTCTTGACGCCATGGCGGCGACAAGTTCACTTGCTGTCGGTGCTGCCATTCTTTTTGCTCTCCCGAATCTTCCACCACATCTCAAAAAGGTTTTTTGCCACCAGTGACAGCGCGCCAAGTATAGAGGCTACCGCTGCCCACTCGGTAATCGAATAGGGGAGCATTGAGGCAATGTATGATTGTGCGACCGGCGTCTGCTCTGCCACCTTCAGGCCAAGACCCGTGCCGATGGAGGTATAACCGGCTTTGTCGATTACCTGGCCGACAGTGCCACTAATTATCTGGTTTGCGGCGTGCTGAAGCGCGTCTCTCATTAATTATTCTCCGAATGATGAACTTCCAGCATCTGTACACCTGAACCAGCGAAAGCGCCATGACGATAACGCCGATTGCTATATCCAATTTCGCCGCCTTACGTTTTTCAGGACGGAACAGCGCGGGTTGAGTGTTGTTGGTTTAATTTTATCATAAAGTGTTGACGTAGATTGAGGGTGTCGCTATAGTGATGACGTAGAAACAACAATAAATGTTAGAGGTGGTGAAGATGAATGAATTCAAAGGTACGCCGGGGTCGTGGGAAGTCGAAGATAACGGTTATTTTTATGACATTAACGCGGTGCGCGGAACTGTTGGGAATGTTTGCTCATCCGCAAGTTGGTTTGATAATGATGAGCATCGCGGTCCGGTGGCAATGGCAAATGCGCAACTCATCGCTGCCGCGCCGGAGTTGCTGGAAGCATTGCAAAATATGGTTGAAGCATATCAGTATGAGGCGTCAATTGATAACCCAGCATTGCTGTCAGCGCGTGCCGCAATCGCGAAAGCACTCGGAGAATCCAAATGATCCACCACGAAATACGAAAAGAAGACCTGAAAGCGTGGGGTAAGTTCAAAATAAAGCTGGCATTAATCGTTATCGGATTCGCCATTGCCAGCGCAATCTGTTTATCAAAGTGAGGAAAAGATGACATCTCTCGGAAAAATTTACTCAGACAAAGAAACTCGCGGCGGAATCGTGGTCAACAAAGGTTATCAGGTTCCTGTCGACCAGCTTTATCTTGAGCCGGGGTACAACATCCGCGAAGCCGATGAGCAGCACGTTGAATACTTCGCGCAGTGCTGGGAATCAGGCCAGCCAATCCCGGCGTTAACTGTTATTCCTGATGCCGACGGAAAGCGCATCAAGATTCTTGACGGACAGCATCGTTATCTGGGCGCACTGCGTGCCATTGAGCGCGGCGTGCCAATTGCGCGCATTGAGTGCAAAGACTTCACCGGCGATGAGGCGGATAAAATCGCCTTCATGGTGTCTTCAAGTCAGGGCAAGCAGCTCGACCCGCTTGAGCGTGCAAAGGCTTATGTGCGCCTGAAAGGTTTTGGATGGACTAATGAAGAAATCGCTAAGAAGGTCGGTCGCTCAGTTTCTGATGTGCAGATGCACCTGTCACTTGGTGATGTGCCTGATGCTATCAAGCAACGTATCAATGCAGGACAAATCAGCTATGCCAACGCCGTTGCAGTGGCGCGCGAGCATGGAGATGATGCCGTTAACGTTATTGATGCTGCCGTTGAGGAAGCGAAAGCGCAGGGCAAGGATAAGGTGACGGCGAAAACGCTCAAGGCCAAAAAAGTTAAGCCGATTGACCGCCTGATTCAGTTGCTGAAAGAAGCAGATCACATGGTTGTTGCTGAGGGTCATGTGGCACAGGAGACCGAGGAGTTTTTGCGCCTTCCTTCCGCTGAGTTGAGTGAAGTTCTGGCTATTCTGGAGAAGCTGTGATGATTATAAATGAAGACGTGAAATTAATTCATGGTGATTGCCTGGAAGTTATGAAGTCTATTCCAGAAAGAAGCATTGATTTGATTTTGTGTGATTTGCCTTACGGTGAAGTCTCGCAGAAAAGCAGTGGATTACGCAAGTTAGATCGCGGTAATGCTGACAGATGTGAAATGGACCTATTTGAAGTCGCAGAACATTTCAACCGCATTTGCACAGGCAGTATTTATGCTTTTTGTGGAACAGAGCAAATAAGCACGTTGGTTGCTCACTTCCGTAGCTTTGGCCTAACAACTCGCGTTGGCGCATGGGAAAAAACAAACCCTAGCCCGATGAATGGTAAGCGCCTCTGGCTAAGCGGCCTGGAATTTTGTGTGTTTGCAAGGAAGTCAAACGCAACATTTAATGAGCATTGCAAGAAGGCTATTTGGCAAGCGCCGTCTGGCAGGGCAAAAATCCACCCCACCGAAAAGCCAGTATCATTGATGGAAAGGCTTATTCTGGCATCAACCAATGAGGGCGATGTGGTGCTTGATAATGTAATGGGTAGCGGCACAACAGGCGTAGCATGCATCAACACGGGCCGCAGATTTATAGGAATCGAAAAAGATGATGGGTATTTTGAAGTAGCAAAAAAAAGGATTTTAGGATGAACCACGAACAATTCATAGAGAAAAACCTGCGCGAAAAACTGCCAGGTATCGACAACTCGGCTATAGAGGCCGCAATTACCCACTACAGGAGCAACCAGAGTGAAAAGAATGGCAAGATTTTCGATGAATGCCTGAAGGTTGCAAAACAACACATGATAAAGGTGAAGTGATGAAATTAAAAGTTAGCAAGTTACTCCTTGAAGGTGCTTTGATATTTCAAGCCAAACAGGATGTGCGTTACTACCTGAATGGCATTTGCTTTATGCCTGATGGTCGAGTTGCCGCTACTGACGGTCATCGCGCCATGATTGCCAGTAAGCACGAAAACAAGATAAAAAGTAACGTCATCGTATCGGTAAGCAAGTCGCCAACTAAGCGTTATGCGCATGCGCTACTGGACACCAAAACAGGTATTGTTACTTACCATGACGAGCATGAAATCATGGTAGGCGCAGGGATTTGTTCCGAAATTAACGGCAATTACCCTGATATTGATCGCGTCATCCCGAAGCAGACAGCGGCAACAGAGCAAATCGGCTTCAACGCCAAATATCTGGTAGATGTAGAGAAGCTGGCGAAGCTGTTTAACCCTAAATATGAGGCGGTGCTATTTGAGCTTAATGGCAACACCAGCGCCGCCGTCGCAAACATTAATGCACCTACTGGCGAGACTGCAAAAGTTATCGTTATGCCAATGAGGATTTAGTGATGAAAAAGAATGGCGTTTTTACTCAGAATGATGGCTCAAAAGTTGCCCGTCTTGGCGATGGTTACGTTGGCATTAAAGCTGGCTATTGCAATGGAGAAAAGTTAATAGCTTTTGCGAATACCATAAATCGCGGCATTCCCGGCGATAAAACTAATGATACTGATGAGTCTGAAATTTACATCACATTTAAAGATAACGCCGCAATCCAGCGGCTGATTGATAATCTCATTCAACTTCGCGACCATAAGTAAACAAAGCCCCTTCTGGGGCTTTTCTTTTATCACGGAAGATAAGCGTCATCCTCAAACCACGAAACGTAAGCATTGACATTTTGCGTCGAAGTATCCAGCGATGTGATGCGTAACAGATAGGTGGTATTAGGCGCCATGATGACCTGTTCACCGAGTTTTGCCTGCGAATTACCCTGCCCCTGATTAGATGCGTTTCCTTCACTATACGTCGCGGCCACCGTCAGCTGGCCGATACTTGTCACAGTAGAGCCAGTCAGAAGCTGCGCCGTTGCAGTATGCGGCGCGATATCATTTGGGTTATTAATCTCCGCAGCGGTGCCGCCAGTAGCTACAGCTCCACGGTAGATTGACGCTACGACACCTTTCCCGGTGTAGCCAATGATGCGCCGATTAAAAACGACCTGTTTTGAGCCGGTAATAAAAATGCTGTCAAGGTTCGCGCCGCCAGCAACATCAGTCACGCGACGCGATGCGGTGAATAACTTCCCCTGCTTGTTGGCAAGCTCCGAGTAGGACTGCGCGACAACCTGACTTGACGGCACTGAGGTATCAGCTCGCCATACCAGGACTTTCAGGGATGCAACGCCAGCAGGGAGTTGTGACTTGATCACCTTCAGTCGCAGCGCCACGCCATAATAATTATTATTGTTAACGTCAATCCAGAAGTCACCAGATGCAAACGGCGATACCATTACGGAGACAGAGCCGCTTGTTAATGGTGCATGACCGCCGGAAGAGTTTAATGGCACAATCTGCACCTGCAATGCAGTCCAGTCTGCTGGCATGGTTTCGCTAAGCAAAACCTCTCCGTCAGCCGGAGTTGTGTTTATTTCGTACCTGACAGCCATGATAACCCCCAATAAAAAACCCGCTTGTTTGCGGGTTTATTTTACTTGGTTTTCTTCGCCTTTGGCTGCGATTCTTGCGGCGTTGCAACTTCCAGAATTTTCTCACTAACCGGGCGAAGTTTTGACTCAATGTGCGGAGTCGATTCATCAATCACGTCGCCAATGGCAAACTCGCGCAGACGACCATCTTTATCCTTGACAAAGATTCCACTGGCGATTACTTCATATTTAGCCATGATAACCTCTGATAGTTAAAAGGGGCTTTCGCCCCTTTGTTTTTACAGCGCGGTTTGCGTGCCGTAGCCGTTGAAAACTTTGCTTCGACCATTGAAATCCTTACGGATTTGCAGGCCCATAGCGGCCCAGGTCAGGAAGTTAAAGTTAGCATGAGGCGTGGTTCGCGGCTCTGCATAGGTGGATACCGGCTGAGCGACGCGAGGGCGGATATACAGCGCATTCTTCACATAGCCGACGAAATGGTTCCCGGTCAGCTTGAAGTTGGTGCCGATAGACGCGATGCGGCCAACGTTGCCGGTTTTGCCGAATGCGAGGATGTAATCCTCAATGGTGCCGCCTTTGAAGCCTGCCGCGTTGGAATACGGGCGGCTGAAGGAGCGACGCACAGACGGAGAAACCCACAGAGTAACCGGCTCGAACACGTTCTGCGCATCCAGAACCGCCTGGAAATCCTGGTTGAAGAACTCAACGATTTCATCAGGAGTTGCAGTTTGCAGGTCGATGTTCAGCGCGCCAGTGCCGGAGGCGCTCAGGTTAAGCTGCACGGTGTTTGGGTGGTTGGTGATACCGTAAGCAGTATAAACGCCGTTTACGTTCAGGCTTGCATCGCCGACCAGCAGATAATCAGCCATGTCTGCACGCAGGTTGAAAGTGGTGCTTTCCTGGTCATCAATCAGCGGGTCGAAACCTTCAGACTGCATACCCAGCAGCTCGCGCCACTCGCGGCCATAACCGGTTTTGAAGATCGGGATTACATCGCCGCTGTAGGAATAGCGGGTTTTATCCAGGTCTTCAGGCTCCTGCCCGGAGATGGTGCGCACAACCTTACCAGCATCGGAGGCCATGCGGCTAATCGCCACAGTCTTACCGATGTTGATGTTGGTCGCCAGCGTCATCAGGTCGGCCATCATGTCCATGCCGGACTCGTTGCGGAATACACGGGTGGTCACGTCATCCACTTCGCGCCAGTAGTCTTTCGTTACCAGCGCGGTGGCGTTCACGCCGTAGTCTTTCGCCAGAGCGTTTTCGCCATTGATGAAAACCTTGCGGTCAACGGTCAGGTGACGCCATTGCTCTTTAACCACCTGCGAGTTGGTGATTAAGCCTTTAGTAAAGATAATCTTTTCCATTGTTCGGCTCCTTACGCCGCAGGCATTGCAGCATTGCCAGCGCGACGAACTGCAACGAGTTCAGCGCCATCAGATGCTACGGTGTAGGCTTCATAAGCATAAAACAGGATATTTTCACCCGCTTCAGCCACTTTTAACGCGCCGGAGCCATTGCTTGCCAGCGGAGTACCTTTTACCAGCGCGGAGGATGCCGCAACCAGAGCGTGATACGTTACGCCAAATTCGCACTGCACTGCCATGCCGGTAGCGCTTGCCGGTACAGCTTCGCTCACGTCACCGCCGCCAACATAGTTGTGTTGCAGGACGTAAGGGAAACCATGACCGCCAGCAGTCGCATGCGCGATGATTTTGTCAGAGGAGTTGAAGTCGACCAGCGCACCCGGTTGCAGCGAGACGTTCATCAGGCCTTCGCGCAACTGCGGGTCGTTTTTGCGGGCCGGGCCGCCAATGATGGTGCCATAACGGATAGTAGCCATTATTCAGGTGCCTCCATATCAAAATCTTCTTCGGCACGGTTCGGCTGGAACCCGCCGGAAATCGGAGCCGCTTTACTGGTGAGCGCATAGGTTTCACGCAGTGCTTCGCCAGTCAGCGCATTAACAGCAGATTCCGGCAACTTCAGCTCAGCCATAATGGCGGTGCGCATTGCGGTCTCTTCTTGCGCAGCATTGGCTTGCAGCTGGTCGCGTAGAGTTTTGTTTTGCGCCTCCACATCGGCCAGTTTCTGGTTGACTGCGGTCAACGATTCCTGAACCGGTTTGAGGGCATCGGCTAATACAGCCTGTAATTCCTCGTTAGTCATTGAGATTTCCCCTTGAGTTGTTTTTACCGGTTCAAGCTCTGTCTTATAAACAGCCTTAACCCGTTCACCGACTAATTCTACCATATCCTCACGGACGATGTAGGACTGCATATAAATGGTGCCGTCAATCTCAACGCCGAAGTAATTATCATAAACGGCGACGATGTAAGGCCATACATCAGCCTGAGTCTCGGCCTTGATGATATTGCGGAGCTGTTCAGTAATATCGGTGAATGATAGCTGATTGCCAGTCAGGCGATTGATGGCACGCTGCCACCATTTGATTTTGTTTGCACTTTCGTCGGTCATTGCCGATTCCTCAAGGTTAACTACAACACGCTCAATGTCTTCGCCGTTAGCAGCAAAGATACCGACACCATCAGCAGGGCCGCCAGCACCGGGAATTCCAGGCGGAAGAATGGCGAGGTGATCCCACTCCATATTTCTGGCAATCCATGAATATTTTTTACCCTTAGAAGTTCCCGATGCCTGCTCACGGTTGAGCAACAGGCCGGTAGACACCTGAACAGGTTCGGCATCGGCGCTGTTAACTTTGAGTCCATCAATGCGCGACAGCAACTCCCTGCCTTTATCAGAGCGCTCAGCCACCACCTTATTAATATAAAGGTCTACCAGCGCCTTGCTGCCATCATGAGATGAGTTCTCAATCCATGCACCAACGCTGAACTGATTAGCGGCTCGCGTCATGTTGGCCGACACGTATTTCCCGTCAATCTTCGGGTGGTCATAGGGCGCTGGTTTCCCGTCAAGCCCATGGAATGATTTTTTAATCTCATCGCCAGGGTACAGGCCGCCATTCATGACAATGTCATCCACAACCGGCACAACATTCTTGATGACATAATGCGGGTCGCCATCAATGATTTTTTCACTGATGTTGCTGGCTGAGTTGATGGTGTACAGGATGTTAACCTGTAATTTATTATTCATGTGCTTGAATGCCTCCACCTCAGCAAGGCGCTTTTTAGCCGCCTCTTCGGTATCGTACTCGCCAAACTGGTGCGAGCCATCCTTAGATTTAACGACCCACTTGTCGCCAATTTTGACAATCATGACCTTTCTCCGCGCTTACTTTATGCCCGGATTATAACACACCATGAATATGCACCACGAAACGGACGCGAGAAGGTAAAGCGGAGACGCGGTAAAAGCGAAAAGAGTAGCAAAGAATGATATCAGTATGATTGGCATGGCTGCTACCTCCTGAGTGCAAGGTAACAGCCACGGAAAAGAATTTATTGAGGACTATTCTTATTTAACATTCCGCAGTTAATTTTTGCGCGGTTTACGGCATCCATGAACTTACCGATAGGCATCGTTTTGCGGATTTCAGCCAGAATGGCGCCGTGCAACATTCTTTCTTCGCCGTAGTAGAGCTTATCAAGGCGAGTGCGAACCAGCGCGCGGGTGCGCTTCATATGGTCGCGCGCTTTCATTGCCTTCTCCTTCCATACTCTGCCCGCATCATGATTCCCGGAAAGCTGGCGCTCAATAGCCTCAATCTCAAAGGCAAGCGTCATGTCGATATCCTCCAGTTCACTGACTGTTGCTTCCATTATTTCGCTAAGTTGTAGTTTCATTTACGACTCCACATCCAAATGTTTAACTTCGCCATCTTTGTATAACCTCCAGGGGATGCAAACGATGCATCCACCAATATTCATTTCAATGGAGTGCTCACCCTCTCTGAATGAATCTGCATGCCACTGGCTAACCGTGTCGTCATGCCATGTAATTTTAATTAATGCGCTTTTTGGTTTGCTCACATCCACTTCCTCCACTATCCACCCCATCTCTCTGCGATTATTGGCCGTGCGTTCACAGTTGGTGACAAACAGCACGGTTCCTGATTTATGCTTTACCGCCCACATGACTGACGCGCCCCGGCAAGCAGCTTTTCAAAAATCATCCTGTCACGGTTCATGCCAAACGGAATGACCTCCTGCCAGTAATACTTCCACGCTCCGCCGGGAAGCATTTCACGGTCAACCTGACCAATGCTTGCCAGATAGCGCATGCGTGCCTTGAGGATGGTGTAGTTGACGCCGATAGCCTCTGCTATCTGCTTGCTTTTGCGTCCCGGATTCGCCTCAAGATACGTCTGAATTGCCAGATCAAGCGCGGTATTATCGGGATTGAGGAAATACTTAAAGCAGCGCCTGCCATGGCTGACGCTTTCCTCTTTAATAATAAATCCCATACCCTCCAGCTCAATCAGATAGCCAGTAACGCTGGCGCGGTTTGTCATGCCAGTCTGCTTGCGTATCATAGCATTGGTTGCGCCACCACAACGCTCTATCACCGTGAGTATTTGCGTTTTAAAGTCCATGTTTACGCTCCAGTTCATCATGCTTGTAGTCTTCGACCGTGTATAGCTGGCCACCCCTGGTATTCCATGACCTCACCGCGGTGCAAAGGCGGAGATATTCGCCACCTTTCTTTCCGCAATCATTACACTCAATAATCCACGCCGAACCCTTTACGCAGGCGTAAACATCAAGGCTCCCGCATTTATGGCACTCAAGCAGCCCATTGCTGCCCATCATTGGTTTCATTTCACCACCTTCCCCATCATGTATTTAGCCTGAATGTTGCATAGTTTTCTCAGTACCCTGTCCCTGCGATAATTGCGTTTTATGCCAGGTCGCCTGCACTTGGTATGCAGCATCTGTTTCAATGTTCGGCGGTCAGGCTGGTTTTTCTGCCACGATGCCCTTGCATTGTCTTCCCTGATGTCAGCCATGATTAACTGAAGCAACGTGCTGGCTTTTCTCATTTCGCCACCCACTCACCAATATTGCTGAAATGCGGACGCCCTTCGCGCCATTCGATAATTTCGCGGTTTACCTGCCGTTGCATACGATTGCGAACCTCGCGCAATTCGCTTTCAACCCATGCGCGAGTACGGTCAAGTTCTTCCAGCTTGTTCAGCAACTCTTTTTCGTACACCTGATCAGTAGTCATTTTTTCTCTCCATCAGAACTTTGTAGTGAACGCCATAATATTTGAGTACCTGACTATGGTTATGCAGATACCCGTCATCATCTTCAATCGGTAGTCTTACCACAATGTAAAACGCCCGGTAGAGTTCTGTCCATCCATGACAACATTTGCGCTTCCTCGGCTTCATGGGCGGCCTCCATAGCAGCCAGGTCAATGCGCTGCTCGATAGATTTAATGATTGACTCTGGCACATTAAGCATTTGCAGAGTCTCCCGGCAATCGCGCTTATGAACCTCTGTCACCTCCTGCCACTTCTTCATTCCACACCACTCCTCGCAACTATGATACAATCTACAACACCTAGTATTGACTAATTGACGTAGATTAGTCAAGATGATTTCACAGGAGAGCGACAATGGCGAGACAACGCAAAGAACCACTGGAAGTACTGACTGAGATTATCGCTAAGCGCCAGCCGTTAAGCCTGCGAGATGTCAGATATTACGCGCACTGCTATGTAGCAATGCGTGAATGGAGTGCTGAAGAAATGTATGCGTTTGTGCGCGAACACTTCAGCGTGGATGAGAAAAACAAAGTTACGTTGAGAGGTGAGTGATGAAATACAAATACCATAAAGGAAGTGAAGCGGATTTTTACGACCATCCTGGCGCCATTCTTGTTGTGAAGTCAGCGATCAGTGGCAGGGTATACCATCTTGGCTTGGATTACGCAGGGCGAGATAAGGATATCGAAAAGGCTGGCGATATTGTTATCGCCCATCGTGAGCCAGTAACTGATGATGACTTGAATGGGCGCACCAGTTCCACAGAAGCCCTTATCACTGAGCGCGGCAGCCGCTACGGGAAATTCAAAGACGGCGCAGAAATAATGCGGTCGCTGAAGCGAGTTATGCATGACACGGAGGGGTGGGGCAACCTGACGGCAAGCCAGAAGGAAGCTCTCGATATGATTCAGCATAAAATCGGTCGAATCCTGAATGGCGACCCGACATACGACGATAGCTGGAAAGACATTGCTGGCTATGCAACATTAATTGTTAATGAACTGAATGGGGAGATCAAGTGATGGCACAATGCAAAAGCACCGAAGCACAAGAATCAGGGCACTTTGAGTGTAATGGGTTTGCCGCACGATTCAAAGGCAAGCACCTGACTATTGAAGTGACTGGAGACAAGGTCAATGCTGCATATGATTGCAGCCTGTTTACTCATGATGAGGTTGGGGTGATTATCAAGTGCATCCAGCACATCAACAAAAGTGTCAGCAAAGCGTCGATGGTGAAGCTATGAAGCGAGAGCCAGCAGCCTACATCATCACCAGCAACCGTGGTCGCCGCTATCTGGCGTTTGCTGGTAGTGTTGAGCATCAGAATGCGACCATGTTTGGGTACAAAATGGAGGCGCTTTATGCGTGAGATTGACCTTGGCATTTTCTAAAACAAAGCCCCTTACGGGGCTTTTTTATTGGAAGTTATCGCGATACCAATCCTGCCAGTCGTAAATCGTCATCTTTCTTTTTGTGGCGCACTCCGTGTTCTGGTTCTCCATAACGATACTTTCGTCGCTATTTTTTGGCGCCACTTTCGATAATTCGCACGCCTGACCTAGCATCTCTGCTGACGGAGGCGTCGGCGTCGAGTGATTGTTGGCGCAACCGCTGATAGTTGTCATCAAAAACACACACATTACGATTCGGGTCGGAGACATATTTCACCACGTTGCGGTAAATGGTTTTGTATTTGGTTTCAGTCACAACGCGCACCTGCTGAGATTGCTCCGTGGACTTAGCCTGCTTGCTTTGCACCTCCTGCCTGCGCTTTTCTGCGTCACGATTAACTTTTTCGCTGTGCGCATACCATCCCTTCATGTATCCAGCGCCATAACCAGATGCAGCAATGATTACCGCGACGCCTATGGCGATTAGAATTAACTTAATTCTGGTCATTTTTCAGCGCCTTAATCTCTTTCTTCATGCCGTGCATTTTTCCAAACAGCGAGGCAAGAAGGATGCTGTAGCTGATCGCCTTTACCGCAATCGGCGGAATGGCAGACCTGAGGTCTTCAGGCATGAAAGCCCACACATGAACCATGGCGTCAGGCCAGAGCTGAATCAGCGAGCAGAATGATGCCCAAATGCCGATAAGCCAGTTACTGATGCGCTTCATGACATGTAGACCTGACGTTCTGCCGCCCTGCGCTTGGTCAGTCCGTTCATGACTTTGCCATTGGCGCGATTCCATACCCGGAACTGGTCGGCGGCGCAGGTGTAGCAGCGGGCATTATGCTTTTTCAGCAGAGTTGATTTACCAAAGTTACCAAGGCCAATGTTGTAGGCCAGCGACACCATTGCATCAAACTGGCCCTGAGTGGTTGGGGCAGTGACGAGTGATGAGACGCCGCTTTCAAACTTTGCTACGTCATTGCGAAGACAATATTCAGCATGATTTGGAGTTACCGTGTCGCCTTTTGCAACCTTTTCTCCAGATGGATAGACGGTAGTGCCGTAACCGATAGTCCACGGCGCTCCGCCAGTGGCTGGGTCTGGATATGCCTTCGAGCTGTAACCCTCGAATTGTTTAATTAAATCAATGCCACGCTGCGATAGTTTCATTTTTACCTCCGGTGATGCAGATTATTTTATCACAATAGTCTTGACGTAGATTGAATCGTAAGCGATGATGTAGATACACAAACACAGGAGAGTAAAAAATGAAAAAATTAATCGCAGCAGCAGTATTCGCAATGGCTTCATTTGGTGCGTCGGCTGGCGAGTTTTGCAATGCAGTTGGTGAGCTCGGTGAAGCGGCAGCAGAAGCCCGTGATGCTGGCGCATCAAAGCAGCTCGCGCTGATGGTTTCTTCTGGAGGCCAGTATAGCGCTGAATTTAACCAACTCAGCAAGGCTATCGTAGATGGGGCATACAAAATGACAGACAAGACACCGAAAGAAGTGGCCGCTGTCGCCCGTGAAGTCTGCCTGTCAACGGTGGGCGACAAATAATGTGCCCGCTACTGATGTTTAAGGCCCGTAATCGCTACGTTAAGCTGGTGATGCGCGGCATGGATGAGCATGCAGCATGGCTGAGCGTGATGGGTGAACTTAGAGAGGTTTATTTAAATGAACAAAATAGAATGGCTTGAGTCTATGCGCACCCTTCACAACAAGAAAAGTAATATTTGACAGAGGCCGCCATCAGGCGGCTTTCTTGTGTGTATCCTGCCACGCCTCACGCTGCTTATCGAGCTTTTCCTGCGTCCTCTCAAGTATCACCGGCTTGCCATCCATCACTAATGCAGGTATCTGAGCACAGTGGCAGTTACGGCGGTTTGCGCCTTCGCTGTAGAACTCATCAATCTCTTCCGGGGTGTAATATTTCCCATGACGCGCGGCATGAGTAACGCGGGTGGTCTTCATCAACGCCGACTGCCAGAGCATGATGGTATCCATACCCAGCGCTACCTGCGCCTCTTTCACTTCGCGCCTGTTAGCCTCGCGCAGGGTGTTGGTGATTTCAGTCTGAGCAATTGACCGCGCATAGCTCCTTGACACATCCATGCGGTTAACGATGTTTTGCTCAACCACTCCCGGAGCATCGCCATTTGCAATGCCAGCAGTGATGACCTCTGCCACCTGTTGCCGCGTGTAATCAGAGAGGCCACCCCAGTCGTTATACGTGCGCGTGTACGCAAGTTGAAGCCTGTCGAGATACGGCTGAGAGTACAGGATTTCAGCAAGCGGCCTGCTGTCTTTGTATGCCGACGACAGGTCACTCAGGTCTGAGTTTGCCTTCTGCGTACCAGCATACATGGCGTCGCTGACATAGGATGATGCCCACATCCTGCCATGCGTGAAATCATCGGCCTCCAGCAGCTGACTATCAAGAATGCGCTGAAGTTCATCAAAGAATGTCGACGCACGGTAGGCAGAGAAATCATAATAATAATTTCCAGCCTCTGCGTTACCAGTCGCCACAGGAATGGCGCGGAACAGTTCGGCAACCTGGGATTTTAGCGTCACATACCTGGCGTCAACATCGCGCACCATCTTATTGACGCGACCCACTGCACCGAGTGGGTCTGTCAGGCTCATGCTTAATTTTGGCTGCGGAAGCCGGGCATTAATTTTGAGGAGGCGCATCGGTTTGGCCCTGCTGTTGGTCCTGCTGCGATTGCTGGTCCTGCTGCTGACCTTCCTGCAATCCTTCAGGAAGCTGCTCTTCCAGAGGCTCCATACCAACAATGCCACGCATCTCATCAGCGGTCATCAGGGCCATCTGTCCTGCATCGAATACAGATTTGTTTGCAGTGGCAAGCTTGACCAGCAGGTCTGCTTTGTTCAGCTCGGAAGGTGCAAGCAGGTCATCCCATTTGCAGTAATAACCGCTCTCTGGCGCTTTATCCAGAATGCCAAAGGAAATCATCCGGTCGATGAACACCGAAATGATGTAGTCCAGCCAGTCCTCGCGGCGCTGTTTGGCGCTCATGGCGTCGTCGGTTTTATCCTCATCGGATGCAAGGCGGCCAGTCTGCTGACCAAACAGGATGGTGAATGGCTTCTTGATGGATGCCGCAAACTGGTTGGCCGCAATTGTCCATGTTGGCCCTGGGTCTGCTGGCGTCACCGAGAGCACTTTGACATCAGCGCCCATCGTGAACATCGCCGCGTCAATTGCCTCATTCAGACGCGCTACATCCTCATTGAGCACATCAGCCAGTTCTTCCAGCGGCACGCCCATTTGCTGAGCCAGAGACTGAGCGGAAACGCTGTCTTTATTATAATTAACGTTGAGCTGCCGACTGGCATTCTTCAGGAATCCCTCAGCGCTTGAGCCGGTGACTTTCGCCATGTCGATGAGGTGGTTATACCCAGCACGAAGAAGTGGGACGCCAGAGTAAATGGAGCCATCCATCGCACCCTCGGCAAATACGATAATGCGATCGGGATGAATGCTCAGGGAGCGCGTTGGTTTTCCGTCGCTGTTGCAGGCGCCGACTACCGACTCCTGATATTCGTACATCTTCGGCTGACCATAGTCTTCGCTGGATTCGTCATTTTCCCATTCACTGACGCGGAGCTGCTCTTCCCACGCCGGAATGTAGCGGACAATGGCAGCATCCTTGATGCGTTTTGTTTTCGTGGTGTCTACCGGCTCATTCCACTGCCTTCCATCACGGATTTGCAGGATAAGGCCGGAGTAGCGGTTGATGAGGTTGCGGCGGTCTGCATCCTTGATGAACGGCGCAGCGCGCTTAAACAGCTTGTTGGCTGCTTTCTCCCATGGGGTGCTTGCTTTGTCATCGGCGCCTTCTTCGAGGATTTGCGGCGGAGTCTGCCAGCACTTATCGAGTACGCGATTGACGCCAGCGGTTGCCGGTGCATAGCGCTCATAGGCATAGCGGAACATCTCGGCGGTGATTTCTTCAGGGTAGCCACATTCGACATACAGTCTGGTGTGCTTTTGGTCTATGTTTACACCGCTAAACTCCCGACGCTGCCGCTCGATGAGCCTGTTATTGTTCGCCACTCGCTGCTGAATATAGGCGTTTACCGCCTCTAACTTTGACATTTCGTCACCATAAAAAATCCCATCGCATGGATGGGATTATAGCATGGTATCAGTCACCAAAGGCTCTCTCTTGAAGGGCCTGGTCATTGTTATGGAATACAGCAAGCTCTATTCTATCCCCAAGAACCAAACCGCGACATTTGGCGTACAATTTATAACGCTTTCCACTGAATCCAGGCTTAAACCATATCTCCTCAATCCACTTCCTGCAACCAACCGCAACATCATGAATCTGTTTTCTTGTCATCACTTCACCTCAACGCATTGCAAATTGTCAACATTTGGACTTACATCATTCCACGTCCGCTTTTCCTCAGCGATTTTCATTGCCGTAATGGCCGCCCTGCACTGCTCCATGCTTTGCATCGGCACCACCTGCATATTGGTCGTGTTGCTTGTGATTACGAATATCAGGAAGAAATACGACATCACTTCGCCTCATCATCAACCAGCGATCTGAACCATGCTGGCTGCGACTTCGCAGCGAGTTTATAGTCAACACTCTGAATGTAACGTGCAGCATCATTCAGCTTGTCGGAAAGATAATAAAGTGACTTCCTTGCTCCAAGAAGCATGGCAGCGAATACCAGCATCACAATCAGGTGCGGATTGATGATGCAGAACAGGATTGTTTTGACAGCTTTCATCACTCAATCTCCTCGCCATAAACCCAGCGTTGCAGGACTTCGATAAGCTGCGCGGCCTGGTGTTTGTCGATGCCAATAAATGACTCAACACCGTAGCCATTCACTTGATACAACTCCACGACAGGAGTTCCATCCTCAAGCTCTTGCTCAGTTACGTGCATGTCATATGCGTTTTCTGTTTCTTCAATAATCATAAATCACCACCATCATCGTTATTTAGCTCAACATTCCGAAAGAAATCATTAATCGTCTTCAGGCCACTATAACCACGACGCCGCTGCAACTCACACAGCACTTCATCATACATGCGCAGGAGAATAGCCTCATCCACATCGTACCTTTCGCACAGTGCCTCATCCGACACACCAGCTCTTGCGAGTGAGTATATTTTTTCCTTCTGCTCCCACGAAAAAGATGAGTATGCCTTCATGATGCCCCTGGTGATGTAGTTATGTCAATGCGCCTTGACGTAGATTCTAGCATGGCGTAGATTAAAATGAAACCTCTCGGAGAAATCTTATGAAATGTGTCATTTTCGAGCTTGATGGCGTGCTGCGCGATGCTGAGGGTAATGCCATTGCTGGCAACGTTGCGCTGGCTAAGTCGCTCTACTCTGCCGGTCACGATGTGCTAATTATGAGGGCAAAGCATGCGTATGAGTGGCTGCATGCTAACGATGTTTTTATGATGACATCATGACATCCCATCAGCAGATTGACGCTGACAGGGTGGCAATGGCTGTCGTGTCTGATGATGTTATTTATGCGGCCATGCGCAATGTGGGAATTCATTGCTGGCTTTACAAATAATTTATTATAAATATTGACGTGGATTTGTGGTTGGTGTAGATTGAAGTCATTGAGGTGGCAATGGCGCCGCCGGTGAGTGAGGTTAAATCGATGAATATTGAAAACTGGATTAGTAAAGCGAAAACAGCAAAAAACGGAAAGAAATATGCTGTTGCTCATCACCACGTTGAGTTCTTTCGCAAACCAGATGGCATCCCTAACGATGTTGCTGCTGAATGCACTGAAAAAGTTGTTGCAGACACTTATAAGGTATACGTGCTTTGCGAAAACTATTCGCGCGGGAAGATGGTAAAAACCTGGCGCATGGTGAAAAGCTACCAAAACAAGAGTGACGCAATAAATCACTGGGAAAATATCAAGTAACCAAACCGCCCCGGCAACGGGGCTTTTTCTTATCTCCTGCTCCTTCTAATCCATCCAGAGCCACGCTGTACGATGTGATCGTTGCATGCATATCTGATTGCGTCAATGAAGTGGTTCCACGCATCCACAATATTTGTGAGCACGTTACCCGTCAACTTGTCCACCTTGTAACTGTACATAGTGAACTCTTCCTGAGTCTGTGTGCAGCGGTCATGAATGATGATGCTGTCGCAACCCCTGAGCCAGGTTACACCATCCTCCACGCTCCCGGGCCACTTATTGCATGGATGGATATCAAATCCTGCGCGTTTGATGTGACTGATTGTTTCTGGCCGAGAGCAGTCCCCATACCATCTTGCCTTCCTGGAGAGTGGGAATGATTGCTCCATCGCTGTAGGTGTGTCGGTAATCTCAAGGCCTACACGGCCGTATTCGCGCGCGACGTAAAGGTTGCGGCGGTCATCAGGAAGTTTCTCAATGTAAACCTCAACCATCGCCGTTGCGTCCTGCGAGAATCCAAAGTCGATGCCAAAGTAAGGCCCATGCCATTCCGGCTTAACCTCGAAATCAGCAACGCGCCACTTACCGCCAAATACCTGCTCATCATTACGCTTATTAAAGCGCCCACCCCACACCCATTGATAGCGGTCGAAGTCGGTCTCTTTCATGCGTTGCATTTGGCTTGGGAGCGGAGTATCCCAGAACCACGGATTGTCTGAGTAATTACACTCCATAATCAGGTTTTCATCATCCTCATAGATGCCGCCATTTTCGCGCAATTTATTATAAAAAGGCTCAACCCATATTTTCCACGTCGGGTCATGCTCTTTATTTGGGTTGAAAGTCACCCATATCTCTGACCCTTCAGCGCGGACTGTTGGGGTGAGGATTTCCCAGCTTGTCTGGCTGACGTTTTCCGCCTCCTCGACCCAAGCTACTGTAATGCCAGCGAAGCCTTTTACGGTCGTCTGGTTGCGATACAGGCCTTTAAAGCGGAACTTTGCTTTCGTTACCTTGTGTGTTATTTCGTTGTTGATGACGCGAAACTCTTTTGTCTCGCCCTTCCTGTCAATCTCGTCTTTCAGCTCCTGATATGAACTATCCTCAATAGACTGCTGAATCTCACGAAAACAAGCTATCCTGTCAGGCTTAAAGCGTGCACGCTCCGTAAGTATTGTTGTTACTGTCCTTGTTTTTCCGCTGTTGTGTGTAACCGTGCCATCAGCAAGCAGGAAAAGATGATCGCCATCAATAGTGAACCCAGCGTATTCACCATGCCCGACATAAGACAATGACACCTCAGTCATCTTTCCACGGGTTGACTTGGTTTTCTCTGCTATCTTCCTTTTTACTCGGCATGGGATTGTATGAAGGTCACCACTAACGAACACCTCCCATACGTCCTTTTCGTATATTCTTTTCTCACCTTTATATTCAAAGGTGACATCAGTCTTTTTGATTATGCTTGACTTGAAGCCAAGCGATCTTGCCACATCCATCAAAGAGAAGGCCATTTCTTTATTTATTGATGTGAAAGAATAGCTTTTCTTTTTCTGGTCATAATGCGAATCAGTATCCAATAGCCCAGCCAGAATCTGAAGTCTTACCTCTCTGCTGTTTTTGATATAGCAGTCAGGTATGTGTTTATTATTAATCACCCCAAGCTGCTGCATTTTAGTTAGTAACGGGTTGGTGTTCTTCCCCATGCCAGCAGCTCGACCATTAGTTATCGCATAGACAGGGCATCTATCATCGTCGCGAACCTTTACCTGCATCCCGTATTTGCTTGCCACGTTGTGAATGTAGTCAACTATCTCTGGATCAGGCGTGCACACTTCAACACCACGAGATGAACCATCACCTAACCATAAACCAAGAAAGTACGGGTCAACTGGGACGCTTTGGTCATTAAAATCCCATCCTGTTCGCCACCCTTTAAAGACATGGCGGAACTTTTTGGAAGTTGCGCGCGACAAATATTCTGAAACACCAATATTCAGTATTACAGGTTCATTCGGGTAATAACGATAAATTCTTTTACCATCCGGTGTTTTTGTCTCGTCACTGATAGCAGATGGAATCTTTCGTAATGACAGTATGTGACTTGAGTTGACAGTGTAGTCATCAGCATATTTTTGATGAACCGTATACATGTCATCAAACCCCCGACAGATGTTTAAAACATTTCGTGGTTTACTGTCTGGACCCATAACCTTATCGCCAACAACGATATCCTCTACGCGTTTTAGGCTACCATCAAACATCCTCACCATCGTGCCGATGGCTAAGCATCCGCGCCCGCCAAACACAATCTTATTACGCTTGGGGTAAAGTAGCTTTTCCAGCTTTTCTGGTATCAGGTGATCAACGCCAATATCAGAGTCGCTAACGTCATCAACTCCGCTTTGCGTCATTTTTAGTTTGCGAACAATCTGCTTATCTGTATTAACAACACCGAACACCGCAGATTCAGGCGCATCAATCACGCCATCGCCAATAATCTCTTCGAGTTTTTCAATTGCTGGTGCTGAGAGTCTTTTGCGTGCCATATATAGATTCCTCATCAGGGCATCATTGAAGTGAATGCGGCAGGCGGTGATGAGTCGCTTTTCGGGTGCCCCCTAGCCGCATTGATTATTATAAATCAGTTACTGTTGCTGCTCCAGTAATTTCTCCAGTCGCTCAAGGCGTGCGGCGAGCTCTGTTACTTCTTCGATATCAAGCCCAGCCTTCAGAATGTCTGCCATCATCTTGCCAATGTCGGCTGGAACAACGCCAGTAGAGACGCCCTTGATAATCGCATCCATCTTCTGTACAGGTGTGCCGTCGGCAGGGAAATCAAACTCAACAGGAGGCGCTACAGGTTTTGGAATTGGGTTCAGTCGCAGGAATATTTCGCGCAGCATGCCGGTAGCCTGAGCATCTTCGCATGTCATCGCCTTGTTGATGTAGTACGTGACGAATTCAATCTCATTCATCGGCGTATTTGCAGCGCGCAATGCTTCAAGAAGCACTGTTCTGTAGCTTTTTCCTCTTGGTGGTGGCTGATTACTGGATGAAAATTTGTGCTTAGGGTTCGGATTTGCCATTTTATATGTGTCCTTTAAGTAACTCACATAGGACATATCTTACCACATGGCGTAGATAAAAAAGAAGCCAGCGCAATGCTGGCTTAAAGGGTGGTGAGGTGATGATCGATGAAACTATTATACACCATGATTATCGTGAAACCCATACTCTTCTTCTGCTTTCTTTCTTGCCAGCTCCGCATCAAGTATGTCGTTGAAATATCCAAGATGTATGAACTTCTTGTTAACCCTTATTTTTGCTTGCCACTTTCGCTTATCCTTCCTCCAGTGTACCCCAGTTACTCCACTACTATTGCTAGAGTACTTGGATTTGTTTTTTAGATTCCCTCCCCTATTTGTCAGCCTGAGATTTTCAATCCTGTTATCACCAGGGTTATGGTTTATATGGTCAATCTCCAATCCGCCAGTTATAGGGCCATTATGCATTTCCCATATGATTCTGTGCGCAAAGTATTTTCGTCCAGAGCACCAAATAGATGTATATCCTTTTGACCCTGAGTGGCCTGCAACCTTACCTTTTCTTGCCTTGCGGCCATCATCCTCGCGCCATATCAGGTTTCCGTTGTTGTATTCAAACAGCTCATTCCAGTCTATTCTTTTCATCACACTTACCGCTCCTGCACCACAAATCATTGCGTGGGGATTTAACATGAACCACCTCAATAGCATCAGGAAAGGCTTTGGCGATTGCTGCTATGAAGCGGTCGACGCCTTCTAGCCGAGCCTTCTGCCACACCTCCTGCTTTGATTTTTGCGGCATTACTGATATCTCGTCGTTGAGTACATATGCCGAAGCATGCTGTTATGCTCAACCACCATCATCATGCTGCCAACCTGAATGACTGCATGATGCTTACCAGTCTCCTCATAAAGAAAGTCAGCCTCTTCGCATGCAGCCTGAATGTCGCTCCACAGCATAAATCACCTCACAATAAACCAGATGACTAACGCAACAGCAATCCGGAATGCCAACAGTGACGCTGCAATAAGTCTGAGGATGATGTAGGGTTTCATTGTTTATCCTCCTGCGGAGCTGATGGCAGAGGTTGCCAGTGGGTTATCTTTGCGTATGTATCTACCCAGTAACCCCAAGGGTGAGGCTGCGAACCAGTTGCGTAGTGAGCAGTGAATACGAGCTCTCCATCAAATACATTAACTTCAATGTCACTGTATTCGCAATCAGCAGAAGGGGTCAATGGCATCCGTTCGCTTACCGGAATCCATTTCCCCGGAACGGTGGCCGGTTCACTTCCGGGTGACTGCTGGCCAGCTGCTAACGTGGAGTCGATGATATGCTGGCGCATCCAGTTAGCTCCACGTGCAAACACGTCTACCGGGTCTCCGTGGTAATCACCTATTTCATATGCCTGCTCTGGTGTCATTTCCTCCGGAGATACCGGTGCTGGCTGCGCGTGGCGATAGAGCTTAGTGCCAGGCTCAAAGGACTGGATAAGGCGGCGATAAGAAAGCGCATCCCCTCCATCATCGCCAACAACAATCACCGGCTCGCTGTCCATTGCTGCCAGCACCATGCGGGCCATCATCGCAAACTCGCTACCCTGATTAATCATTGGGTCGCTGACAATTTCTTCCAGGCGCTCTCTGGTTAATTTGCTGGTCATTAGTTAAGCCCTCACCCAGCCTTTGGATGTACTGCGGATCTTTCCCGATTTACGTAACGCCTGAAGCCGGCGATCGAGAATGCGGAAAGGTTCTGGCTTATTCTCATCCTTTGCGATGCGGCTGCATTCTTCTGCTACATCCATGACGTACAGGCTGGAAAATGGCATAGGATGCGCATCAATTTTGCTCATTATTTTTGAGTCGAGTAATTCATATTTGGTCATTGGTTGGCTCCTTCTGACTGATACTTTTCGAACCAGAATACTACCGGCGCGTTAGTTGGTTGAACCAGGCCGAATGATTCAGCTGTGCGGTAGCTTCTCGATGCCCGGCGAGTCACATCAACCTGAGTTGCAATGCGATTGCGAAAATCCTCAACCGTGCTGCACATTTTGAACAGGTTGCAGGGTATGCATGCTGGAACTATGTTGCTGACCGTATCGTTTTCAGGCCGGTCCATTGCGTAGCCATTGCTGATATTCCTTCGTACTGCTTCGACGTGGTCAGCGTGCCATTTATCGCCAAGCTCACAGCCACAGTAAGCGCAGCGCCCGCCAAACTTCATGCGCAGTTCTGCGCGCTGTTTTTTGGTTAGTGCCATCACTCAGCCTCCACCTTGATGCCAGAGGCGCGAGGAATGTTTACCTCAACAATGCGATCGGTGGCGGGGGTTTCCGGTGCCTCAATGTATTCAGAGAATGTGCAAGCTGGGCAGTTGCGATAACTTCCATTGCCGCCACATGCCTCCTTCAACGCCACATTCTCCGCAGCCAGCTGCACGCACAGCTTTGCCACCTTGAGGTATTTTCCCTCTTTGATTGAGATTTCACCAACGCTCTCAAGATTTTTAATAATTTCCTGAACTTCGTTAATTTCGATATCCATAAATCCTCACTTAACCGCCTGCAAACGCTCAAGCTCACGCATCAGTGCAGATACACGGCGTTGCCGCAAAGTCTCTGCATGCTCTTTTGCCTGCTGCTCATCAAGCCAGTATTCACCACGTTTAAAGTAAACATCGCCAACTACAGCTACCTGTCCATCAGCAAACAGCTGTGCGCTTTCGTACCTCTGAATACCACGGGTAAGCGCGTACTTCGTGACTCATATAGTCTCTGCGCTTGCCGCGTTAGCGATAACCAGTAAAACCACTGCCAGTAATTTATTCATCGTTGCTAAACCGGTTTAGTTTCCACCAGATGACACGATAACATGCTCTAGTGTTCTGCGCTTGCCTTCACCACTGAAAACGCGACAGACTCTCTTGCCGTTGCTGTATGCATGCATTGCCTGAGCCATCATAAAGTTTTGCGCTTTCACTGCGCCCATTTCTGGTTCAAGTTGAGTGCGCGTGTAGATTGCTTTGGTCATTCTTTATCACCTCTGGTTATGCGCCACCGAAGTGGCGCTATGTTATTTATTTGCCCTGCCGTGCAAGGTAGCGACCTTTGAGTTTCTGCCAGTGCCAGCGCATGACATGCTCATTATGGAAGTTACTTACTGAAAATTGTGTTTTCTTACTCATCTTTCATCACCTCTTTGTTGTTGGTGTGGTAACTATACGATGGCGCTCAATCTACGTCAATATGATGATGAAAATAAATAAACAATAGCAAACTAATAGTTTTGTAACGCAAGTTACTATATCTCTAAGAGGTTTTAAAGTCTATTGTTTATATATAAATAATTAGTAAGTAGTGGAGGAGAAAAAAGGTCTTATAGGGGCTCTACCGTCCCGAACGATTTTTGTTTGACGACTTTAAGAAGTGAGCATTGATGCGGGTTTCAGGCCTAAAGACCGAAAAACCAAAAAAACTTAAGGAATTTACTTTCTAAAGGTCGATTATTTTTTTTGGATTTTGATTGAGAATCTTTCGGTTTTTAGGCTTTCGGATTTTTTTTTCTTAAAAATCAAGAATTAATGATGATTTCGAAAGTCATTTTGAAAGTCTTCTCTTCTTTCATGGATGGTTCTTGCTGCTTAAGTAGAAAATGATACCACACAAAAAAATCCACGCAACCCGCATGATTAAAGGGTTCTTCATTATGCTGTTTTTTTTCATAAGAAATTCTCTAAAGCTCACATTTACTTTGCGTTGATTTTAGGTTAGATTGTTTACCTAAACAAGTGGAGGCGACGATGAAAAAAGATGCAGTTGTTTTTATGTTAATGCAGGCTACCTATGAAAAAGACATTGGTAACATGAGATCAAGAATACTTTCTGTCGTTGAGATGTTATCAACCACAAGGACTGATAAAGATTCTGCGGTAAGGGAGAGAATCATCTCTCTTGTCAGAGACTCTGGTGGGATGACAAAGAAAAAATTGATTTCAACGGCGGCTGGTATAGAGAGCGCCAGCAAAACAAAGGTTTCAGAAATACTCAGTCTTATGGTTGCTGATGGTTCCATAAAGATTGATAGCAATAGAAAGATAGGCAGCAACAGAGCAATAGTCTACGTCCTGGGGTCAGTGGATGATAGTTCTAAGCCAGAAATCAGGAAAGACTCAAAGCTCCCGCCTGATGAGCATCTTGCCAGAGCGAGGATGGTTAGAGGTATCATTATTGAGATAATGAAAAATACAACCGATAAAAATGCTGTGATAGAGGCAGCAATAAAAGAAAGTGGTGTACCGCATGACGTCGTACTAAAGCAGTACAAAAACGTTACAGAATACAACCTAACGCAGTTTGATTAACAAAAAAGCCCACTTACGTGGGCTTCTTTTTTTCATCAAAACGGACTAACCGCGCTGTCTCTGGCTCGCCTCGCGTCAAGGTGTCTCTTCAGTTCTTCCCTGTTGACGCCAAACGCATCGCAGAAGTTTGCCACGGCATTTCCAGCGAAATGCTCATCGGGAGTCCACTTGCCGCACTTTTTCGCCACATCACGATAAGGCTGTGAAATGAAAGCGGTGTTGCCCTTGTAGTTTATGCGGCAGAAAAATACATCATCCTCTATGCTGTGACCCATATTGCATCGGAACACTGGCACGCTGTGATAGTAGACTTCCATCAGGTTGCGTCCAGTCATCATGTTTAGCGCTGCTTCTGGCTCGCACTCAGCTTCATACTGGCTGTATGCAAAAATATCGCTTTGCTGAATTACGCGGATCATATGCTTACCTCATCATTAACTAATTTGTAGATGATGGCCCGGTTGCTTGTACGCTTGGCCTCTTTATCCTCAATAACCTCGCCGTCTTCAATGAGCTTGTCCAGCATGCGCTCAGAGTCAGCTCGTTTATAGTTTCCATCCTTGGCCACGCCAATGATGATCGCTTTGCGGGCCATTCCACGCTTGACGTACTCACGGACAAGCGATTCAAGCCCTTCTACGCGCCTGTCGTTGCTCTTGGAGTTAGCCCCTGACAAACTATCAGCCCGCATCATTAAATCGCTTGTTGATTTGATGGTGAGCGCAACGGCGTACCGTAGATGCTCCATTGTAATAACGCCAGTATCGCAGGCAAGAATCCCGGCTATCTTCGCCACCTTTACAGCGCATCGGTTAATCAACGGTTGATAACCCGTGCCATTTTCTACGTGCTGACGGGCAATCATCTTGAGCCATGAAAAAAACTCTTTTGCCATCGCTGAAACCTCTGGCGTTGCCTTTATTGCTCGCCTTTCTTTGCTGCTTATGATTGATTCAGTCCAGTTTTTGTAACCAGCAGTAGTGCCATTTATTATTGTTTTTATAGTCATTTGCATGGGCATTGGCAGGTCGCAGTATTCCACGTCTTCGTTTTCGTCTGCGATTTCCTGAAGCTCCTGCATAATCATGGCGCGACCCATGAGACCTGATTTGATGTTCTCTTCGGTAATGAGTTTTTTGAACTGGTCATCCGTAGATACACCAAACATGGAAAAGAAAGGATTTCGTATCGCACCATCTATACGACTAATCACATCTTCAAACTGACGCTTAATATCGGCAGGGTCTGCTTGCAACTCGTTTTCTTCGATCATCATCATGAGAGTGCCAAGCCTTTTTTCAAACTGCTTGACGTATTCATCAGTGATGCGCTGGTCACAGTACAGTATTTCTGCTGTGTATGACTCCATTAGTGCGCCAGCCGTGGCCATGTTGTACTCGCTGACCTTTTGTCCAACCACACTGCCTAGTTTGATGCCAATCTCATCCATAATGAGGTTAAACATCTGATTAGCTGCCAGCCCCTCATATATGGCTCTTTCAGAACGGATTTTACCGGCCACTGTCTTGCTGAGTCCTGAGCAGTCGATAATTTTTTGCAGGGCCGCAAGCACGTCACCCTTTCCTGAGCCAGACCCGGCGATGCCAATAGAAAAAAGATTTGGTACAGCCTTACGATTGGTAAGGTAAATATCTGAAGAGGCGCCGCAGATGATTGATGCCGCATGGATGGCTGCCAGAGCTGCAAGATATTCTCTTTTCTCAGCGCAGTTTCTGTTAATCCACTCCGTCAACTTTCCGACGAACCCTGGCGGAAACCGCACATCAACAGATTTGTAATCGACGGGGCATTCACCAACGCCCATCGCCATTTTTTTCTCAAACTTCTCAAGCAATGCAATCTCTTCTGGCGACGCCTGAAATGATACTGCACGAACCCATCCACCCTCTTCCGCCAGATGAACAAGAGTAGCAGCAGTGACGCGGTCCCCATTTCCCTTACCATATGAGTGCCAGTGGTAATCCATATCAGATGGGTCATACTTTGAGAAGCGTGATGACCATGAGTCCCACAAATCAAATCCGTTACCATCTGTTGCCTCATGAATTGCCATGCCAACGCGAATCCAGTCCTCATAATCTTCACCACAGTTAATGTGGTTCAGCATGTCCTGAAGTTCCTGCATGGAAAATGATTCGGCACCGAGTGAAAATTCCTCTCGCTCTGCTCGTTGCAATAGCTCAACAAGTGACGACGGAGGCTCTGTTATGGATGACGGAGAGCCATGCTCAGCCTCATAAAAGTTGCCTGATTTATGGAATGATCCACACCCTATCACGAAGCCTGAAGACTTGAAGTCAATTCCTTTGAATCGCTTGTCGTGAGAATTGAGCTTCACTCCATTTGGCAATTTATAATAAATATGCTTTCCGCCACCACCAGTGTTCACCACAAATCCTGATTCATCGGCAAGCTCCATATCAAGCGCCTCGCAAAGCGCCTCATACCCTTCATTGCCACCATTTCGCGGGTCAACATCCACGACAAGATAGCCATCGACCAGCACACCGAAGCTGTTTAGCTGGCCAAACTCGCGCATGTTTTCGAGTTGGTCATCTTCCCATATGATTCCACATTGCCAGTTTGACATTATGGGGTGCTTGCCTGCTGCGTCGCATTCAGGACGCTCGCAGGTGCATTTTCTGTCATGATCCATCGGGTAGATTCCTATAACAGGGAATCCTGCGGCGTGATAATCCTTGTATCCTGTCATTATTTCGCTCTCCATTGAGTAACTGCTGGGCGCAAATCTTCCTTTTTAAAAAGTCCGTTGGTTAGCTTATCTACCTCTATGGCAGCCGTTGCGCTGATGCGCCCACGGGAAACCCATTCGTTTACTGATTGACGAGAAACGCCAAGGCATCGCGCCAGCGATGCCTGTCCTCCCATATGCTCAATAAGAGCATCAAGAGCCTTCTTTTCCATTTCTTTGATTTGTTCAGCGATGGTTTTCATCTTTCCTCCTTCTAATTTATAGAAGAATGATAAACGCAAAATATTTTTATGTAAAGCTATTGACCTGACGAATGTCCTGTCGTATCTTTTACTCACACCAGCAACAACGCTGAGTGATTCGAGAGGACATTATGAGCTTATCAATGATTCAAAAACCAAAACCAGTTGCACCTATCATTACTCTTGTTGGCACCCCTGGCGTTGGCAAGACGACTCTGGCAGCGCTTTTTCCTAAGCCTGTTTTCATTCAGGCGGAAGAGATTACCGGCGTATTCGACGACTGGGACGAAGAAAACAAGCCTGATTCATTCCCGGTACTGAAACGAGCTGATGCAAAGCGCAAGACGAGTACAAAAGAAGACTTGTTGTCGCAGTTGCGCGCTCTTATCACAGAAGAGCATGACTATAAAACTCTGGTTATCGACTCTATCACCAGCCTCCACGCCATGTTTGAGCATGAGGTTTGCGAAAACTATGGAGTAGATAACGTTGGAGCAGCAGCTGGTGGTTACAACAAGGGCTATCTGGTTGTGGCTGAGATGCATGCTGAAATTATTAACGCATGCAAGTATCTTCGCTCTAACAAAGGGATGAGCATCATTTATCTTGCGCATGCTGGCATACGTAAGATGAAGAACCGACCTGATTCTGACGAGTACACCGTTTACACTCTCAACATGCACGAAGCCAGTATTGATGGTTACGTTGCGCTTAGCGATGCTGTTATCTATATCCGCAATGAGGAGTTTGTGAAGGGTACTGAGACAGATAAAAAAGGGCAGGTAACTAAGTTCGGTAAGGTTGTGCAGACTGGGCAGCGTGTACTTGTCACCTCTGGTGATGGCCGGGTTGGTTACGTTAATGCGAAAAATCGCTTCAACCTTGAACCTGAGATTCAGTTTGATAAAGGCGAAAATCCACTTCTGACAGAGATTAAGTATTATGCGTCTTTACGAAATAACGAAACAGCTTAACGAACTGCTTGCGATGGAAGATATTCCACGCGAGCAGATTGAAGACACCATTAACCTGATTGAGGAGGAGTTTGAAGGAAAGGCCGAGATGGTTGCCGCTTATATCAGCGAGCTTGAGGCGGATGAAGCTGGCATGAAGGCTGAGATTGACCGTCTGTCAGAACGCAAGCGGGTGCTAACTGCGAAGATAGATAACCTGAAAGATTATCTTCGTCAGAACATTCTGGCATCTGGAAAAACGAACATCAAAGGCAAGCTGTTCAGCATCACGCTTGGCAAACCATCTCCTGTTTTGGATGTGCTTGTCCCGGTTGAGCAGTTGCCAGAGCAGTATCGCGTTGTAAAATTTTCGGCAGATAATGCAGCCATTAAAGCGGCACTGAAAGCCGGAACTGAAATTAAAGGTTGTGCCATCACCGATGGAAAACCAAAGCTGATCATCAAATAATCGAGAGGACATAAAAATGGGATTCTGGAATCTTTCTGACGGTAAAGAAGTTGAGTCAAAATCTGAATTTGAGGCTGGTGGTGGTTTTGAAGTTATTCCTGACGGCACTCGCGTGCTGGCTGCTGTTGAGGAGTGCAAGGACGATGAATGGGAAGGTGAGCGCTTTTTTAACCTGAAGTGGCGCATCCTGGATGGCGATTACAAAAACCGCATCATATTCCAGAAGCTGAAAGTTTTCAGCCAGAAGGATAAGCAACGCGATAACGCCATCAGCATGCTGGCAGCAATTGATGCAAACGCTGGTGGCAAACTGATGGCTTCAGGGAAAGAACCTACTGATTTCGCTATCGCAAGCGCTCTGGCTAACCGACCGATGATACTCCTGCTTCGCGTCTGGCAGTCTGACGATAAGCAGAAGTCAGGCAACTACGTTGCCGGGGTATTTGGTCGCCAGCAGACTAAAGCAGCTCCAGCAGCAAAGCAACAAAAGCAAACGGCAAAGCCGCAGGATGGAGAGCCGCCGGTTGACTTCGACGATGATGTGCCATTTTGATTTCAAAAAGTAACCAAGGGCCATTCGTGGCCCTTTTTTTCTAAAGGAAGATTTATGTATCAATTAAAATGTGATTATTGCAATACTGCGACAAGACTGGCAAAAGGAAATGAAATTTATCCGCATAGACCCGACCTTGCATCACTTAATTTTTATCTTTGCGACTCATGCGGTGCATATGTTGGATGCCACAAAAATGGAGATGGTAAAAGACCACTTGGACGTGTAGCTAATGCTGAATTACGAAAAGCAAAAAGCAAAGCACATGCTGCTTTTGACCCATTGTGGAAGTCAGGAAGGATGACGCGCGGTGCTGCTTATACCGCGTTGGCAAAAAGCATGGGTATTTACAAAGAGCAATGCCATATTGGTATGTTTGATATTGAGCAGTGCGAGCATGTTGTTGCATGGTGTGAGGGCCTTGATTTATGAAATATACGCTAAGGCCATACCAACAGGAAGCAGTTGACGCGGCTATGGCTCACATTAGAAGCACCATCTCATCATGCGTTATTATTCTCCCTACTGGCGCAGGCAAGTCAATGGTTGTCGCTGAGCTTGCAGCACGCATCTATGAGATGAGTAAAAAACGCGTGCTTTGCATTGCTCCCACAGGGGAGCTTGTGACGCAGAATCGCTCTAAATACCTCTTAACTGGCGAGCCAGCAAGCATGTTCAGCGCCAAGGCTGGCCCTAAAAATCTGCGCCACCCTGTTGTTTTTGGCTCTCCTGTCACAATAAAAAACTCTATTGAAATGTTCGGCGATAAATATGGAGCTGTAATTATTGACGAGTGTGATGGCATTACTCCAACCATTAAATTTATTATTAATGAGATGAGGCGTCGCAACCCAAAGCTGCGCATCATTGGCATGACCGCAACGCCTTATCGCCTTGGTACTGGTTATATCTATAAAGAGCACTATATTGATGGACCAACCGACGAAGAGACGGCGATTGAACCTTACTATGACAAGGTTGTTTATGAGCTTGAGGCAAAATTCCTGATTGATAACGGCTATCTGACTCCTCCAGTTACTGAGCACGTAGAAGAAGAATATGATACCTCTGGACTTGAGAAGGATAAACTTGGGCGTTATACAACGGCATCCGTAGAACGCGCCATGGTTGGAAAAGGACGCAAGACGTCTCGTATCGTTGAGGATATTGTCAGGAGATCAGCGAATCGCCGGGGAACTATGATTTTCGCCAGCACGAAAAAGCATGCCATGGAGATTATGGAATCTCTGCCTCCTGGTAGTTATAGCTATGTTTTCGGTGATATGTCTACTGCTGAGCGCAACAAGGCTATATCAGATTTTAAGGCGCAGAAGGTTAAATACATCGTCAACCAGAATATCCTTACGGTTGGCGTCGATGTGCCACATTGCGATCATATTGCTGTAATGCGCGCCACAGAGTCGCCGCGCCTGTATCAGCAGATAATAGGTCGTGGAACCAGGCTCTACGAAGGTAAGGAAAACTATCTCGTTAGCGACTATGCAGGAAACATAGAGCGTCATTTTGCGGAGACAGGAGACCTGTTTACTCCTGAGATTAAAGCAACACGAAAAAAACCATCTGTTCCAATGGAAGTAAAATGCCCATCATGCGGATTTGTTAATGAATTTGGAGTGCGTCCAAATCCAGAAGGCCTTGAGATGGACAGTGAGGGATATTGGCTTGATCTCGCTGGTGACAGAATAATGGTAGACATTTATGATAAATCTGGCGAAAAGATCGGACAAAAGCCAATGCCCGGACACTTTGGGCGCCGCTGTAAGAACTATATTATGGTTGGTGCGCTGCGTGAAATGCGTCGCTGCACGTATAAATGGTCATTCAAAGAGTGCCCTGATTGTGGTTTTGAAAATGATATTGCTGCTCGTAACTGCGTGAGCTGCAAAGCAGAAATTATTGATCCAAACAAGAAGCTACAGGAAGAGGCTGCAAGACTTGATGCTGCGCCAGATGCAACCAAGCAATCAAAAGTTACAATGATGAGCATAACTCGCCACTATGTAAGCAGTGGTGATGATATGTTGGTAGTTAAGTTTGCTATTGAGCAGTCGCCATGGTTCGTTAACAAATTCTTTAAACCCATGGCAGAAAATACGTGGCAAAGAAGAGAATGGGAAGACTTCAGTATTAAATCTTTTGGAGAGGTACTGGAAATAGATGAAGCACTATCTAGAAGAGAAGATGCCACACATCCTACTGCCATTATGTTCAGAAAGGATAAAGGCAGCAAATATTACAATGTGAAAGGAATGTATTGGGGTGAGTTATGATTTTTCCTGAGTGGTTAAAGATTTATGGTGAAAAGGACTACCGCAATAAAAAATGTCCTGTAGAAGATGCTGAACTTGTAACATTCATAAATCAGTTGAAGAGAATGTATCCTGACAGTTTTGGGCGCCTTGTTCTTCACGTCCCAAACGAGGGGAAGAGAAGAGCGCACGAAGTTAATAATCTAAAAAAGAAGGGAGCTTTAAACAAAGGAGCTTCAGATATAATAATCCCTGGGAACCCATCACTTGTCATTGAGATGAAGAGGAGAGACCATACACTTTGCGAATGGGAGGATGGTCAGCTTGAGTATCTTGAGGCGAGTAAAAAAGCAGAATGCTTTGTGTGCGTATGCCTTGGGTGGGAAGCAGCCATGATGGCATTCAATGACTGGAGAGCAACGCATTACCCTTTGAAAAAGCCTCATGATAAGAGCATACAAATTGATAGTTTTTGAATGAAACCATCAAACACACAAAAACCACCGGCAAACGAGCCGCCGATGGATGATGATATTCCGTTTTGATGAAGAAAGGGCCGAATGGCCCTTTTTGTTATCTCATTGTCATTACACGATATATTGCATCTTTTATTAAATACCCTCCAGTAGCAGGGGCTGGATGTATTCCGTCAGAAGCAAACCATGAATGCGTAGAACCGTATGCATAATCTGCCGCATTCTCTCCGAAAATGTATTGCAGGTTTATAAATGTGCAATTAAGATCTGCGGCTACCGTTCTGGCTCTGGCGGCCATTGAAGCCATCGATACCGGGTTGTCAGTTCTTTGGTTCTCACACGGCATGACAAACAGGATATCAGCGCCGGGCAATGTCGCCCTGATGCGGGCGATAAAGGAGCGCAGGTTAGACTCAAATGCAGTAGCGCCACCAGTTATCCTCTGGTCATTTGTGCCGGTAATAATAATCACCGTATCAAGAGCTAATTCTGTTAAAGCCTTGCCAAAATCAGTAGCGTCCATAGATAACCATGATGCAAGACTTGAGCCAGACGCACCTAGCTTATGAACGCTAACGCCTGCCCCTGTTCCTATTGGTTTTAATCCGCAAAGCGAAACTGTACCAGAAACGTTTTCTATATTTAGAACGTTAGACGCATTTACGGTCGCTGGCGGGTTAATATCGACAAAAAGCAATCCACTACCTTGCACGTTGAGCGTCGTCCACGCACCTCCATCCCAGTTATATCGAATAACACCGTCGCTTGTACCGACAAACCCAAGGCGGCAAGTTGACCACCCGCCGTCCGAGGTGCCAGGGACCGTAGCCTTCAGTGCATCCCCTGGTGTAGAGGACGTAACAACAGCAGTATCTGGACTGGAGTTGGTTGGGTTTTTCGTGCCGCTATAACTAAACAACCATGATCCTGTCCATGTGAATTGCGTTGGCAGGTCGCTGCTGACTGAGAAAATGTTGCCGTTAATTATTGATGCGGATGTGCTGTGACGGCCGAATGATACCCAGCCAACACCAGGGCCGGATCCATATTTAGCACGAATCGCTTTTGCTAAAGGTTTCGCGAATCTTTCGGTTAATGTTCCCCATGAATCGCCAAAAATACCAACATTAAGAATGGCCGATACACCGGCTTCTAGTTGCCCCAATTTCATCCGAGTAACGCGAAGCTGATAGGCTCTCTCTACATAATCGACGACTGGGGCTGCTGTAGTTGGTATTAAAGACGGGTCCAGCTGTAATGCATATGGCTGGTAACTTGTGGATTCATTACCTTTTTCGAATTGCATCGTATCGAGTACGGTATTTGCGACTGACATTCGTACATAAGCTGCCCCAACCGGAATAGTTAAAGTCCTGGCTGTTGATGGAGAGGCTAGCGCTTCAACGCCAGAAATATAATTTTTGTTTGCATCGTAGAACGCGGTTTGATGCGAAAAACTTTGGGTGTAATTCTCTCCGGCTATTACGGGAATATAGTCAGCAGCAGAATACGATGAGTTAGCGATTAAATTACCTGTCGTATAGTTAACGTAATACCCCGATGTGACGGCAGCTTTATCAAAAAGGTTAACTCCTGGAATGAAAAATGATGCTTTATCCACTGTGACGGCGGCCTTTTGAATTGAAGAAGTAGTCACAACGTTGTTTTGCAGAGGCACTGCATAGGGGGCCACGGGTCTACCAGGCACAGTTGGATGTGCTTCGGATGTAGCAGACATCAAAAACACTGCGTCCAGCTCTACCGTACCCGCATTAGCGGTGTTTTCGATACGCACATCCAGCATAACCGCCCCAGATGGGACTGTTAGAGTGCGCAAATACCGATTGAATCCTGTTCCGGTGGCGTATAATAAATCCTGTGTCCCTATAGCAGTACCAGACGCATTACGAAAAACAAAAGCAACGCGCCCACCAGCGTTGGCGTACCATGCGATAACATTTAAAGATATGGTATCCCCGACAGCCACGGCACAATCGGCGAGCCATAATCTGCGAGCGGCAACGGCGCCCGCGGCGGGGCCAGCCACAATAGCCGGGAAGCCTAATTTAGCATTGGTCGACAAAGCCGCGGTTAACGTTCCGCTAACAATGTGTGTTTTGCTTCCCACGGTAGGATTGGATAGCAATACCTCAAATAGCGGATCAAACAAAACATTCAAACCGGAATCAACGGCTTTTGATGCTTTGTCTACTGATTGTTGTGACGGCATTGCACGACCAGTTGCTGTTAGAGTACCAGCTACATTTTGATATTCCAGCGCCAGAGATGTACCCGAAGCATCGCGCACGTATGTGTAAGAGTTGACCGGTATATTAGCAATATCAGCCTGTGCATCAGAAAGTGTCATATATTGCTTACCAAGAGGAATAAGATTTTTTCTTACCCCATCAATGGTATATCTTTCCACGCCGAATCTATCAGTGTACGTCTCACTACCTGAGTTTACAATCTCGTCAACTTTTTCACAGTTGTATCTAAAATCATTCAGGTCGTTAGACGGGACTGGCTTGTTAGTTGGGGTGGTAGCCATTGGCTGCAATCTCCGTAATCATTGATTGCCCTATTGTATCATGCAACAGGGTTGGTGTAGGCGTACATGGCGTCATTGTACTCAGTTACTGTAAGAGACACTGTGCCATCTGTACCTGGAGTTTTCTGGCTGACTGTCCATAAAGTTGAGTCAAGCTCAACCTCTGTTGAGATGGCATATCTTGATTCTGACTGAACGTTAACACCGTCAAAAATGTTTAACTCGAAGTCAGATGGTAATGCGCACTCGAATGTATTCAATCCAGTAACGGTACAAGCCAATCGATCTGACACATTTCCATTGGCGCCAGTTATAACCACAAATAGGCCGCTTCCTGCCGTGAGCTGTTCACTGGTGGTAAATACGTTTCCAGACCTTGATCGGATAACGCCTGTTTGCTGTACAGAATCATAAATGTCAACAACGGAAATCATATCGCCAACGTTTACCCACTCACCATCAGCAAGCGCTTTTATCTCCATTCCACGGCGTGAGTACATGAGACGGTTGCACTCAAGCATGGCCCGGTCTGTTGCCTGATACAGGTTTCGAACATATAGCATGTCGAATTTTTTCGGCTTAGTTGGCTCTCCCGGTTCGATACCAGAAGTGCCAACTTTATAATAAACGTAAGCCTGTTTGTTGGTGTTTGGGTCTCGGTACTGAACACTTACGCCATCATATGACCCTGGCAAATTCATATCATAAGACATTTTATAGCCATCGGCCTGCGTATTTCTGGTATTGAACACGGTTTCAGGAGTTGATTTTTGCTCATCCCTTGAGAAAGACAAGACGCCATCATCCCAAAACACGGTTACACGCGCTGCATCACATATGGTCTGAATTCGTTCACCGATCGATTTATCCTCATCGTCAAATGTGTAATCAAAATACCCAAGACGCTCATCAGGCAGTGCGTCAGCTATTTCATAGAGTCTTACCACGTCAATAGTTCTTTCAGGTTGACCAGCAGTAATAAGCCAGTTATGCAGCACTGAATCTGCAAAACTTCTTGATGGAGTTAACGTATAGTCGACTGTCCCGGTTGTTCTGTTGTATCCAATAGTCCAGCGGGTGATCAGCGCATTATATTTGCGCTCAGTAACTGATGTGGGCTGAAGCGTAGCCTTCACCGTGACTTTAACAAGGGTGTCATCAGGATAAACTACATTCTCGCGGATGTTGATGGCATGCGCCGCCTGCAACGTTACGCGGTTGCCAGAGTTTGAGTTGTTTGTCCTTTCAATG